ACATTGTTGATACTAACGATCCAACGACTTATGCAAGATTTTCTATAACTGGATCATCAACAGATGCTAGTGGCTATAATAAATTAGCAGTTACGCATTTAGCATCTAATAACACTTTTTCTGCTGCTGATACTTTATCAGTTCACTTCACTAGACAAGGCGACAAAGGTGATACTGGAAGCACAGGCTCAACTGGCTCGCAAGGAAATCCAGGTGTAGCTGGTTTAGCTATGACTTGGGAAACTACAACAACAGATGCGGATCAAGGTAATGGTAAAATTTCAGCAAACAATGGAACAATATCAAGTGCTACTGTTTTATATCTTGATGATGTAGATGATGCTGGAGCAAGTATAGCAACCTTTGTTCAATCTTGGGATGATGCCTCAAACTCTGTTGCTAGAGGTTTTGTAAGAATTGAAAAAGAAGGAACACCATCTACTTTTGCATTCTTTAAAGTTTCAGGTAGCGTTACTGATGCTTCAGGTTATAGCAAAGTTGCCGTAACTCATATCGCAAGCAATGGAACTTTCTCTGATGGCGATGGAGTAGGAGTTCATTTTACTCAATCAGGTGCTGATGGCTCAGGAGATATGTCAGATGTTTCTGATGATAGCTCTCCATCACTAGGCGGAAATTTAGATTTAAACTCAAACAATATAACTGGAACTGGAAATATAAGTATTACTGGAACAAGTAATGCTAAAAAAAGCTGGGAGAGTAAGTCAGCAAATTTTAACGCTGCTGCACAAACTGGATATTTTGTGAATACTTCAGGAGGAGCTGTAACGGCAACTCTACCTGGATCTCCAGCTGCTGGCGATACAATTAGTTTTATAGATGTTAACGCTACCTTTGATAGCAATAATTTAACCATTGGAAGAAATGGAAAACCAATAGCAGCTGCAACTTCTGATATGACAGTTGCAACAGAACGAGCTGCATTTTCGTTAGTTTTTTATGACGACACGCAAGGCTGGCTATTAACTGAAAAATAATTTAGGAGAAATATAAAATGGGTACATACGAAGCAAACAAATATAGCTATACAGCTGCCAACTTATCAAATGTTCCAGGTGTTGAAACTGGAACTATTGTATCTTGGAGCCACGCTACAATTCCGTCAGGATTTTTAGAATGCAATGGAGCTACTATATCAAGATCAACTTATGCTGGATTATTTTCAGTAATTGGAACAACTTATGGAGCTGGTGACGGATCTTCTACTTTTTTATTGCCTGACTTACAAGATAAAGTTTGTGTTGGTGCAAGTTCAGGTAAATCATATTCCTCAACTGGAGGAGCTGAAACTGTAGCAACAGGAGATAAAACTTTAGCTGAAAGTGAAATACCAGCTCACACTCACTCCGCTGGAACAGCAGGCGGATCTAAAGGACATCCAAACAATCACTGGAACGCTTCTCCAACAGGAGCTTCAGGAACTTCAGGAAGCACTGGAGGTGATGGCGCACACAATCATGGAAATGTCTCAGTTCTGCAACCATACATAGCTTTAAAATACATGATTAAAACTTAAAAATATTGGAGAAAATAAAATGAAAATAACAGCAATTGTACCTGATAAAGCCATTTTTAAAAATGGAGTTAAATATTATGAACTAGATAATAGCTTTTGGACACAGTTTAGCGGTGTTCATGCTTTTCGTATAGATACTGAAAATACTTCTTATGCTGAAATGCCTGATTGCACTAAAACATCAGTAACTCAATCTCAAATAGATACATTACATAATAAATGGACTGAATTAAAAACAGCAGCTGATAATAATGCGGCAGCCGAACAAGCGAAAATTGATACCTATAATGCTTCTTGGGAAAGAGTAAGAAACCAAAGAAATAATTTATTATTAGAAAGTGATGCTTGTATGATTTCAGATTATCCAATTAATGAGGAAAAAAGAAATGAATTTGTTACCTATAGATCATCATTAAGAAATATACCTGAAACTTATTCAAGTGAAGATCCATCAAATATAGTAATAAATGATGAAACTGGAGAAGTAAAAGTTAACGGAGCAACGGTTATAACAAAACCATCACTATAATTTGTGTTACTAAAAATAGATTTATTCTAAACATTTACACAAATTTTTAAAATGAATGTAATAAAAGAATATAATTTTTATTATGAAACCGTAATACAAAAATATAAATGGAACAATAAAAACGTACCTTTATATAATCACGGTTATTTACCTTTGGATAACAAAAATTTAATTGATTATAAAGATGATTTATCTTGGAGCAATCAATACAATTTATATGTTCAATTACTATCTTTAATTAATAAAGAAAAAATAAACAATAAAAACATATTAGAGATTGGATGTGGTTTAGGTCATGGAGCTAATATTATTAAAAATAACTTTCCAGTTAAAAGTTTAACAGCAATAGATATAAATCCTAATCATATTCTATTTGCTAAAAAAAATTTTAAAAACATTGACTTTAATGTTGGTAATGCAACATCATTACAATATCCTGACGAAAGTTTTGACATAATTTACTTAGTGGAAACTTTCCATAATTATACATTTGAAGATAGTTTTTATACTAAAATTAAAAAGATTTTAAAGCCTGATGGCTATCTTTTAATAACTGATATTTTTTTTAAAAAAGATTTAGAAATTGTAAAAAATAAATTTGAAGATAATAATTTTAAAATTATATCTGAACTAGATATAACTCAAGAAGTACAAAACTCTTGTAATAAAGATAGAAAAAATCTTAAACCTACTTTTAAATTTTTTAGAGAAATATCAGATGCAGCTTATAAAAATTATAAAAACAACATAACGGTTTATTGGAATTTTCTTATTAAAAATGATTAGAATAGTAGAAAATTTTTTTACTGATGAAGAGTTAGTAAAAATACAAACTTACGCAAATAGAGACGCTTATTTTAATACATCATTCTTTGACTATGTTTATGAAAACAAAGATACAGATGAAAAAAGAAACAGAGATACCAGTTATGGACTTAGACACACTTTTGGTTGGGATGAAAATTTCTTAGGAAAAGTCATTACAAAAAATGCTTTAGAAAAATTTAAGGTTAAAATTTTAAAAACAGTACATAATCAAGGAGCTATAGATAAAAGAAAGCTAGATTTATTTCAACCGCATCAAGATGAAACAATTGGCAATAAATGGAATTTATATGTTCAATTGCAAGGAAAAGAAGATGCAAGGAATGGAATATGTTTTTACAACGATAATAGAAACATGGATATACATATTGGTTTTAAACAAAATAGAGCAGTGTTATTTCGGTCAAATTTATATCACACACCAAATGTTTCAAAGGACAAAGAAACTTGGAGAATGACAATGACTATTTTTATATTAAAAGCAGACTTCATTAACTAATAGGAGGAAACTATGATTTGTTGGTTTTGCAAATTATTAAAAAAAATTAAAGCACAAATACTAAAGAGCTACGAATGCCTAAGAAAAGAATGAGTGCAAAATCTTTAGTTAATGCTTCATTAGGTATAAGGCTATCTTCGCACGAAAAGCTGTGTGCCGAAAGGATGAAACATCTAATTAAATCTATAGATGATTTAAACAAGAAAGTATCAAAGCTTTCTGAAGAAGTATCAAAAGGAAAAGGAGCGGTATCAGTATTGGTTGCTTTAGGCACTATTGCTGCTGCTGTATTAGGCTATTTGAATATTAAGTGAAGTATTACAACAAAGGCATTGCTGCACATTTAGAAGCTATGCTTGAACTTCTTGATGACGACCATTTACTTTTTACTAATGTTCAAGGCATTGGTCCAATAGATATTGTAAGAGTAAATATTAAATCAGGAAAAGTAGATTTCTTTGATGCTAAATCCGATAGAGAAAGCAGACATAAGAAAAGACCAATAACAGAAATACAAAAAAAACTTGGAGTTAAACACATTTATATAAACCTAAGAAAGAAAACTTTTAGGTTAAAGGAGTTTAAAAAATAATATGCAACTATCAAAAAATTTTAGTTTAGCAGAACTAACTAAAAGTCAGACTGCTGAACGTATGGGTTTGGACAATAATCCAAGCGAAGGTGAAGTAGAAAATTTAAGACTGCTTTGCGAAAGAGTATTACAACCAGTTAGAGATCACTTTAATAAAGTAGTAACAATTAGCAGCGGTTTTAGAAACGAAATTTTATCGCAAAAAATTGGTAGCAGTTCAAAAAGTTTCCATTGCAGAGGCATGGCGGCTGACTTCGAAATCTTTGGCGTTCCTAATAATGAGGTCAGCGATTGGATTAAAGAAAACCTTATGTTCGACCAATTGATCCTTGAATTTTTCAAACCTGGAGAGCCTAACTCAGGCTGGGTACATTGCTCGTACAATCCTGAAATTAATGCAAACAGAAAAGAATATTTAATGGCAATTAAGGTAGATGGAAAAACTCAATACAAACCAATCTTAGGTTTATCAACTGATAGGTATGTAAAATAATATGTTTCCATTACTAGGAATATTAAAAAATCCGTTAACTAAATTAATCTTTGAAAAAAGTGTAGGAGCAATCAGCCATAAGCTAAAGAAAGATGCGATCATAAAACAAAAAGAATTAGATCATGCACAAAATGTAGATATACAAAGTTTAAAATCTTCTGACAATTCTCTTAAAGATGAATGGTTAGTTATTGTTTTTTCTTTAATATTTGTTGCTCATTTTGTTCCAGCACTACAAGAAGCTATGCTGCGTGGCTGGGAAATTCTTGAGTTAGCTTCAGATTATTTTTGGATAATTATTTTAACTATAGTTGGTGGATCTTTTGGATCATCAGGAATTACTAAGTTTCTTAAAAAGAAAAAGTAA